GTGCGTTCCACGCCACCGCGGTGATCGGTGAGGAAGGCGCGGGCACCGAGACCTGGGACACCGCCCAGGACATCGCAGCGAACATCGGCGGTTCGACCGGGATGAACACCACGAAGCTCGAGGCGATTCTCGAGCTCTTCGAGGTCAACGAGGTCGATCTCGAGGCGGAAGGCGGCCTCATCGTCGGTCTCACCGCGAAGCAGAACACCAACCTGCTCCGCGAGATCGAGGTCGCGAAGTCCCGTGGTGACTACGCCGCGAAGGGCGCGCTGATCGTGGGGAACAAGGTCCGGGAGTACCTCGGGATCAAGTTCGTCCACTCGCAGCGGATCCTCAAGTCCGGGAACGACCGGCACTGCCCCGCGTGGGTGAAGTCCGGGATGCACCTGGGCTGGTGGATGCGGCCCGAGTGGACCTTCACGATCAAGGACGACCTGACCTTCGATCCGTGGGAGATGTCCGGAAAGGCGCGCCTGGGCGCGACCCGGACGATGAAGAAGAAGGTCGGCAAGATCATCTGCACCGAGTGATCCGAGTCTCAACTGGGGCTCTGGGTCACGATCTGGAGCTCCTCTACGTTTCTTGAGGAGTGAGATATGGCAGTCGTTACTGTCAAATCCGCCACGATCACGAAGAAGGATGCGGATGCCGCGGACCTCATCGGATCGAAGGCGTGGGGTGGGTACGTCCAGGAGTGGCAAGACTTCGTCGAGGTCACCAACGGTGACTCGTCGACTTCGAAGTTCTTCCTGTTCGAGATCCATTCGAGCACCCGGGTGTCCGGCGTGTACATCACGCATCCGGACATCGGGACCACGGGAACCTGTGACATCGGTCTCTACGAGGTCGACGGGACCGTGGTCGACGCGGACTTCTTCGCTTCCGCGTACTCGCTGAAGGACGGCGCGAAGGACGAGCAGGTCGTGACCCACGAGTCGGCCGTGATCGGGCTCGAGGAGTGCAACGAGCCGATCTGGGAGCTCCTGGGGCTCTCCTCCGACCCGAACAAGTTCTACCGGGTGGCGCTCACCCTGACCGCGGATTCCGATGCCACCGGCAAGGTGAAGCTGCGGATCCAGGGCGTGACCCGCTGATCTCCTGACCGGGCCCCTTCGGGGGCCCCCCATCTCTCCCCCGTGGAGAGGAGCGATCGATGGCTCGCAAGTGGATTGGCCTCAACATCGGCGGTCAGGAGAAAGACATCGCGACCGGGACGTCCGACCTCTCGAAAGACGTCCAGATCGTGGTGGATGACACCAACGCGCCGAAGCACAACGACACCATCAAACTCATCGAGCTCATGCTCGAGAAGGTGATGGTCAAGAAGTCGACGGTGCAGTGATGGCGTACCTCAACGCGGTTCCTCTGGCGGAGAACCTCGCGGCGGACAGCTCATCGACCGCGGTGACCTGGCCCGGCGGGGCTCTCTCGTTCATGTCCAAGGCCACCTTCGGAGGCGGGTCCGTGAAGCTGGAATACCAGCTCCCGGACGCGTCCACCTGGGTGACTCTGGCGACCCACACGGCGGCGGGGATCACCCGCGTCGAAGGTGTTCCGCCCGGGCCCATCCGGGTGACCACTGTCACGGCCTCGGCGGCTTACGCCTGGGCGATCCTGACGGGGTGATCTGATTGGCGACCGTCTCCAAAACGGACATGATCAACCGCGCGCTCCGGCTTCTGGGGTGCGAGAAGATCTCCGCGCTTGGGGAAGGGTCGACCAATTCGGTTGCTGCGGAAGCCGCCTATGACCAGGTTCTCGAGGACTGCCACGAGGACCATGACTGGCTCTTCGCGCGCAAACAAGCGTCGATCTCCGCGGATGCCACCCCGCCCGCGTGGGGGAAGGCGAACCGGTTCGCGAAACCGGCGGACTTCCTCCGGCTCGAAGGTCCCTTCGACGCGGATAACTCGATCGATCGGGACTGGGAGATCATCGGCGACTACATCCACACGGATGAGGCGGCCCCCCTTCGCTTCATCTACATCGCATCCGTCGCGGATCCCTCGAAGTGGCATCCCTTGTTCCGGAAATTCTTCGCGTACGCGCTGGCCATCGAGCTGGCGCCGCTCCTGGTGAACTCGAACACGCAGGTCCAGACGCTCGAGCAGCAGCAGGAGAAGGTGCTCCAGAAGGCGAAGCGGACGAGCGCGATCCAGCGGATCCCGCGGACCCGGCCAGAGCCCCGGATCATCCTAGTGAGGCGGTGATATGGCGAAAGTCACACCGATCCAGACCAGTTTCGCGGCGGGCGAGCTCTCCCCGCTCCTCCACGGCCGGGTGGACCTTCCCGCATACTACCGTGGGCTCGAGACCTGCCAGAACTTCCTGGTGACGAAGACCGGGGGGCTCACCCGCCGGCCCGGGACGAAGCACCTGGGTGTCACGAAGAATGCGGCGACCTCGAAGTCGCGGCTCTTCCATTTCCGACGGACCCAGACCGACCGGTACGTCCTCGAGTTCAGCGATCAGGTGATGCGGGTCTGGAAGAACGGCGCGCTCCTGGGGTCCCCCTTCGAGGAAGGCACGGTGTGGACCTCTTCCGAGGTGCACGATCTCTCGATTGTCGCGTTCCAGGACTACGTCTACATCGCGCACCCGAACTATTCGCCGTATCTCATCCGGTGGGATTCGGACACAGACTGGGAGGATCTCAAGCTCTTCGATACGAGTTCGGTGTCCTCGACAGCATCCGGTCAGTTGTGGGGTCCGTTCACCCAGGAGGGCAAGACCGGCACGCTCACCCCTTCCTCCTCGACCCCGGGGACCGGCATCACTGTGACGGCCTCCGCTGCGACGTTTGTGTCGACCGACGTGAACCGGATCCTCTATCTGGTCAACGGGTCCGCCCTGGGTCTCGCTATCATCACCGGGTTTACCTCATCGACGCAGGTGACGGTGACGCTCAGCTCGATCCAGGCGTGGGGGTCGACGGGTCCGGCCAATCAGTGGGGCCTGGGGGCTTACGGAGTGACCCCGGGCTACCCGTCCGTGGTGTGTGTTCACCAGAACCGGCTCGTCTTCGCGAACACGCGATTGGAGCCCAACCGCATTGATTTCGGGTACACCGGCCGGTTCTACGATACTACGAACTCGAACCAGAACAACCAGAACTGGTTCCAGCACAAGCAGCAGGACTCCACGCTCACTCCGTCGCACGCTTTCACGATCTACTTGGGGAACGGCGGCAACGAGGCGATCAAGTGGATGGTCTCCCACAAGAGTGGGCTCCTCGTCGGTACCCAGGACCACGAGTACTTGATTACTTCTGAGGGCGGCGCTCTCGCGCCGGATGACTACCATGTGGAGAAGATCAGCTCCTACGGGTCCGCCGCGATCCCTCCCGTTGATTCCGGATCCTCCTTCGTCTTCGTGAAGACGGGAGGTAAGGAGGTAAGGGACCTCGGGTACAAGGAGAGGGTCCAGGGGTACCTCGCGCCGGAGCTCACGATGCAGGCGGGTCACCTCTTCCGTGCAGGCACCGTCTCCAGGATGGCGTTCCAGCGGCGGGACGGCCTCTACCTCTGGGTCGTCACCTCCGACGGTCGACTCCTGGCTCTCACCTACGATCCCGACGTCCAGGGCGACGAGCCTGCGCTGATGGGGTGGCACGTCCACGTCATCGGCGGCGCATCGGACTCCGGGGGCACCGCGGCAATCGTCGAGGAAGTCCTCTCTGTTCCGACGACCGACGAGTCCAAGGACGAGATCTGGCTGGTGGTCAAGCTCTGGATCAACGGAGCCGTGACCCGGCACGTCCAGCGGATCGACGAGCCTTTCGGGACCGAGGACACGGTCCTCTTCCCGTACTTCGTCGACGATGGGATCACGCAGCAGGATCCCAAAACAATTACTGGCATTACGAACGCTAATCCTGGGGTGGTGAGCTCCACCGGCCATGGCTTCTCGAACGGGCAGACCATCCGCTTGGATGACCTCGTCGGCGGGCTGTCCCAGCTGAACGGGGGTCGGTACCTCGTCGCGTCCGCGACCGCCAACACCTTCGCGCTCCAGACTCTGGCCGCGGTGAACGTCAACACCACCTCGATGGGGGCGTACGTTGCGGGGTCCGGGGGGAAGGCGCGCCGGCTCGTGACTGCGGTCACGGGACTGTCGCATCTCGAGGGGCAGACCGTCCGCGTCCTGGGGGACGGCTCCCCGCAGAACTCGAAGGTCGTCGCCTCCGGCGCGATCACGATCGACACCGCGGCGGCGGTGGTCCACGTCGGGCTCGAGCAGAAGGCCCGGGGCCGGACCCTCTCTCCGCAGGCGGGGACGCAGCGCGGCGCGGCCCTCGGGATCGGAAAGAAGAAGAAGGTCACCCGGGCGACGTTCCACCTGGTGAACTCCGTTGGTCTCTCCGTCGGCCCCTCCTTCTCGAAGCTCAAGGTGTGGCCGTTCCGGGCCGAGTCTGTCCCGGTGGGCGATCCCACCCCGCTGATGACTGGATTGAAGGGCCGGGAGATCGACGGCGGGTACGACGATTCGATCGACGCGGGGAAGGTGG